ATCGGGGTTCGTGTTCGCGATCACCACCGGCTTGGCTGCCGCTGGTTGGTCTCTCCCGGCGATCGCGCTGGCGCCCGTCTACGGCGGCTGGTTGCTCACGCTCGGCTACATGTTCGGCCACGAGATCAAACACGTCCAGGTGGCGAGCCTAGAGATCGACTTCGCACGCGGCGAGATCCGGCCGCGCGAGAGTGGCGATGACGACTGATGCTCCCGAGACGGCGCCCGCCGACGCGACGCCGGCCACAGATCCGGTCGGCACTGCCGACGCCGACGCCGACGCCGACGCCGAGCGTTACCCCACTGATTCGGACGCCACTGGTGAACGTGGGGTAACGGACGCCGCCCCCGACGCCCCAGGCGACGGCGAGACCGACTCGTCGCGGACCCGGCACCCATACACCAACGACGTCGTGGCACTCGTCCTCCTCGGCGGCCTAACGGCGATGGTCGCGGCGGCGCTGCTCACACGCGTCGACGTCGGCACACTCCCTGCGTGGTTTCGGCGGCTGTACGCATCGATCTGTCTGCTGGCGGCCGTCTGGGCGTTCGGCCAGCCAGCGGTCGAAGGACTCCGCGCGTTCAAAGGCAAGTGACAGACTACCCGGACGGCACGCAAGAACTGTTAGACGCACTGCCGGCGTCGGCCGCCGAAGTCGCCCAGGCGACATCCCTGTCCCCCCGACGCGCCGGCGGGCTCGTCGGCGAGCTCAAGCGGCGCGGCGTCATCGAGCAGGCCAGCGACGGAACCTGGCACGTCGACGAGATCCCCGACGCGCTCCGCGATGCCCCCGACCTCTCGGATACCCCGGTCGCGGACGCGGACCCTAACCCCGAGGACCTGACGGACCGCGAGGCGTTCATCGCCCGCCAACTCCAGACCGGCGCGACGCTGGATGATCTGGCCGACGAGTTGGACGAGCGCCCGTCGGTCGTCACGCAACACCTCCGCGATCTCCGGCAACAGGGCTGGCAGGTCTACGTCGACTCGACGGCGGACCACGTCACGATCGAGGGCGAACACACGCTCCGGTCCAGCGAGCACAAAGGAACCCGGACCCGCAAGGCGAATCGCTGGTGGGAGACCACACACAACCAGCTCGTCCGGCGCTGGAAAGGCCTCGACACGTCGCCCGTCACGCCGGTCGCCCAGCCCGGCAACGAGGACTGGGTCACACATCTGACGGATCTGCACGCCGGCGACGTCGTCCGGGACTACGGCGGCGAGATCGTCTACGAGACGGACCGCATCCCGGACGTCGTCGAGTACATCACCGACCAGTCGCTCCGGCTCGCCGACAAGCACAACGCCGCGTACGACACGGCCCACCTGCTGTACGGCGGCGACCTCGTCACCAACGAGGGTATCTATCAGGGCCAGTTCGAGGACTTAGACGCGTGGTTGGACGAGCAAGCGGACGTCGTCCAGCGGGCACTCATCCAGCAGATCCTCACGTTCGCGAAGCGATTTGAGACGGTCAACGTCGTCTGCCAGATCGGTAATCACGGCATCAACCGCGCGAGCGGCACCTCACGGCACAACAACGCGGACCTCCTCGTCTACAAGGCGATCCGGAATTTCGTCGCCGCCTCACAGGAGCAGTGGGGCCGCCTCGACAACGTCTCCATCACGATCGGCGAGGCCCGCGCCTACACACCGTTCGAGCTGCGCGGCGGCCGTCTCCACGGCCACCTCCGACACGGGCAACATCGCAAGCCCCAGGCGGAGACGTCCGCCCGTCTCAAGGAGTGGCTCGCGACGCTGTTGGACACGGTCAATAGCGACTGGGGAGCGTTCGACCTCGCCTGGATCGGCCACCATCACGTCTCCGGGCGGATCCCCTGGAACGGACCGCCGATCATCGTCTCCGGCTCGCCCAAGCCCGGCGGCGACTACGTCGAGGAACTCGGCGAGAAGGGCGCCACGACCACGCCCACCGAGATCGCCCACTGTCACGGCGTCTCGGACGAGGGCATCACGTCCATCTGGCCGATCGACACACGGCACTTCGACGGCCTCGGGGAGCGGGGCGCATGACGCTCCCGACCGACCCCCACACCGACGAGGGCAGCCGCATCACGTTTTGCGAGCATTGCGACCGGCTCGTCAGCGCACCGCACGACCCTGCCGACTGCCCCGGTCAATGACTTGCCCCGCCGCCTATCTGGTCGCCGCCGGCTGTCTCCCCGTCCTGTTGCTCGCGTTCGGCGCGGGCTATCTGGCCGGCCTCGAGGCGGCGCCTCGGATCGCCCCCCGCACCGACGCCGAGGAGCTCCGCAATGACTGACGAGATTGACGCCCCGCCGCGCTGGCGACTTGTCGCGTGGTGGTCGCTCATCATCATGTATCAGCTTACCCAGACGGCCGCGAACACGCTCCGGCTGGCGGCCCGACGCATGCGATCCAACCGCTAATTATGACCGAGACATCAGCAGACGACTCACAGGGACATCTCGCGATCCCATTGGAGTTGCCCGTTCGACTGTTCGGCTACGAACTCAAACGCGTCCGCATCGAGGTCCATCTCGAATTTCGCGGGCAGATCACCGACGTGACGGTCGACCCTCCGGCGATCGACCTCCGCGACCACTAACCCATCCATCATGAACTGGACTTATCACGAAGACGACGACGGCTGGATCCACGTCATCGATCACAGCGGCACTGTCCGAGGCAGCATGCTCCGTCGCCACTTGCACGTGTTCGGCGGCGCGGAGGGATACGTCAAACACACGATCGAACACTACGTCGAGAGCCGACTCGACACGAGTGGCCTGTCGGTTGACCCCGACGTGTTCGCCGCCGCCTGGTGTCACGTCGCCGGGGCGATTGAGCAGACCGACGAGCCGCCCGCGCCGACTGCCGACACCGACACCGACAGCGACCCCACGTCCGCCGACGGCACGGGCGCCGGGCTCGGCCCCGACCGCGACGTCCCCGAGGAGGGCATCGGCCCGTCCGACCGCGCGGACGACACGGACGAGTCGGACGACACAGCCGCCGAGGAGGGGTGGTCGTTCGATGCCTGACGAGTCCGACGACGCCGCAGACGACACGGTCCGCGTCGACCTCTGGCTGGCCGACCCCGACGACGCCGTCCGCGAGGCCGTCCGCGAGGCGATCGCCGACCAGTACCGGGACGTCCACCTCGACGACGCGGCCATCGTCGGCTTCGGCTCGGGCTTCCCCGGGATCGAGGTGCAGGTCGACGTCGACCGCCCGACGGCCGCGCTGCTGCGGGACGTCGCCGAGGCGGACCTCCCCCGCCACGCCCATCCCGGCCCCAACGGCGACGCCGACACTGACGCCGACACTGCCGGCGACGCGTGACCGACCACGCCTGCGAGCGGTGTGGCGACGACGTCGCGGCCAAAAACGCGGCCGGCCACTACCGCGATCACTGCGTCGAGTGCCTGCAGGCGATCGCGGAGGCCCGGACGCCACACCGCGAGGCCTGTGACGACCCCGACTGTGTGGTCTGTGCGTCGTGGCGTGCCGAGCAGCGCGGTGATCTGTAATGCCCCGGAAACACGTCTCGGTGACGCCCGACGCGTACGCCGCTCTCAAAGCGGTCAAGCGGGACGGCGAGTCGTGGAGCGAGTGTTTCGAGCGGGTGGCTCGCGAAGTTGCGGAGACGGACACCGCAAACGGACCGCAAACGGTCGCCGTCGAAAACGTCGACGAGATCGCCCGTCGGGCGGCCGACGAAGTCGAGAATCGCATGACGCGACGGTGAAAACGGATCAGAAACGGTCGTGCCCGAAACAACCCTTCATGACTGACGACACCTGTGGCGCCAGCAACCGTAACGGCGACCCCTGTGGCCTGCCAGCCGGATGGGGGACCGACCACCCCGGTGAGGGGCGCTGTAAGCATCACGGCGGCGCCGGGGGCGACGTCGGCGATCCAGGAGGGGCCCCAGAGGGCAACGGGAACGCGCAGAAACACGCCCTCCACGCCGACCGGGGCCTCCTGTACGAGCGGCTGTCGGATGACCGCCAACAACTCGTCGATGAGTGGGAGGCGGCACTCATTGAGCGGTACAAGACCTTCCACGGTCGCGACCCCGACCGTGCGGACGTCGAGGACCTGTTCGAGCTTGCGGTCGGCTACGCCCAGCGCCGCATCGCTCGCGCGTACCTCGTCGAAGAGGCTGACACCGACACCGACATCGTCACCGAGGAGATGGTGATCGACGTCAACCCCGAGACGGGCGAGCCGATCACGGTCGACGTCCCGGCGCGGATGCTCGGCGAGATCACGGACTTACGGCGCGAGGACCGCCTGACGCGCAAGCACAAGGGGCTCGAACGCGACCCCGAGACGAAACAGGCGGAGGCGACCGAGGATCTGGCTGACGCCTGGCGGGACGACCTCCTCGGAGGTGACGCCGCGTGAGCACCGACACGCCTCGCGAGACACCGGCGCCGACCGACGCCGCGGACCCGACGACGGCCCGCCCAGATCGGCCGGCGGCGTACGCGCCGGGGACGGGCCGCGATCGATACGTCCGGTTCACACGCGACTGGTTCGACTTGCGACTCGCCCGCCCACAGCGACGGATGCTCGAGGCGCTGGCCGAGCACCGCCGGACGATCGCCGTCACGGGCAACGGCGTCGGCAAGTCGTTCGGCGCCGGCGCGGCGGGTGGCCTGGCGGCGCTGTACTGCAACGCTGACACGACGGTTAACATCACGTCGGGGTCGTACGGGCAGCTCGACGACACCATCTGGAAGCCGATTAAGTCACTGCACCGGCAGGCTCGCGAGCAGTATGACCTACCGGGGCGAGTCCTCGACAACACGCGTGAAGTCCGGACGGAACTCGACGAGGAGTGGTACCTCAAGTGCCTCTCGCCACAGTACCCGGCGGATCTTGAGGGCCGGCACAATCGCCGGATGATCTACCTGATCGAGGAAGCGGACAAGCCTGGCATCACGCACGAGCACATCGACAGTGCGGAGTCGACGCTCACAGACGCCGACGACCGCCTGCTCGTCATCTGCAACCCGCCGACGGACGAGACGAACGTCGTCCACGACCTCATCGAGAGTGACGACTGGCACACGCTCCGGTTTGCGTCGTGGGACTCGCGGAACGTCCGCGTCGACGCTGGCGCCCACCCTGGCCCGAAGATACCCGGCCTCGTCGACCTCTCGGAAGTCCGCGAGTCGTGGGCGTCATGGAACGGCGAGCCGTGGCCTGGCCTCGAGACGGCACGGACGGCCCACGAGCGCCGCGACGA